GCGGGGTGTGGTGCAACTTTTGAGTTTGATTTTAGATTAGTAAATCTCCTGCCAGTATAAAAAGTATGGAATCCTCTATTGACATCATTGACCCCACGTTTTCGTTGGATGTGCTTAGTCATGGCCATAGTTATACTGATGACGCCTCTTCCACGTCTTACTTGTATATTGGTGCATTGATTGTGCTTGTCTTAGCAAGTATGTTTGCATACAGGTTCTTCCAAAACAAAAACGATTGCGTTGGTGGGTTTTGCCCCATGGGTCCAAGAGGGAACGATGAAGAGGTCGAAGCAACTGCTTGATTTTATTGAATTTGAATTACTAACAGTTTAAAAACAAATTGCAAATTTCTTTTTAAAAAAAGAGTCCGAATGAATACACCCAACAACATGGTTACCCAGCTTCTCTCTACAGTGTTTGACAAACCTATTGTGAGTGGCTTCGCGCGACGGTTGGAAAGGGAACTGACTGGCATTGTCAACCTGAATTTGTGCAATCCAGAAACCATGACATTCACCTCTCGTGTTGACGCGGTCACCCATGAACACGTGTATACACTGACCATGTACCACAATCATCAGCACAAATGGTACGAATTTTTCTTTGGTAGTCACTATCCCTTCGCTCCTCCGAGGCTACGTATCAATCGCAAATCTTATGAATCCTATATGCGCTTAGGTTCCGCTCATTTCAAGCTTGCATTGGGTACCTATAAAGGTCTACCATGTTTCTGTTGCAAGACCATACTCTGTTCGGATAATTGGACACCAATTCTGCTGCTGAAAGACATCTTCCAAGAAGTGAACAACTTCCAAACAATGTGCCGCCACGTGTCCTTACATGTCATTGTGAACGTCCTCAAACGAAAATACTTGATTGATGATATCAACCTCCTAGAGTGGCTCTTCTAGCATTGCTTGGCTTTATTTGTCAGAGACATCCTTGTAAAAGAGGGTCTTGGGATACACTGTATTGCAGCCATTGCATCGGCACTCTGTCTCGTTGATAAGGTGAAATCGTCCAGCAATATTGGGCAGTTTGTTACGTCCTGCCATGCAGGTTGGACAATCATAGTTGACCGGGGGAGCGACACTCACATTGTTTCCCATGACAAGATGTTGGATATATATTAAAGTATGAATATATTGTCTTTAAATACTTATACACTTATTGTGTTTTCTGATTGCGGTGTTTCAAATACTTTTTTCGGTCTTAAAAGTCGAAGTTGTAGTAGTCGGTAGCAATATTGCGTGTGGCATACGAATAGGCTGGGTTTTGGGGAATAGGAGCAGCCACGGTCACCGGTTCGTATCGCAAGTCTGCGGGTTTCAATGCAAATGCATAGCTGGCACGGTCAAAAAACAACGCATTTTCGGTGAGGAAACTGTCCACCAATTGGTACCGCATGGCCACCATTTGGCAACCAGAGGCACGGCATACGATGCCACTTGGATTCGATGGATTGGCGCCTGCGTCCGGTAACACGATGGTCATATCTCGTTTGTTGTACTCAGTCAGCTCGTTTATGTCAGGGTTGTTCTTGACCCCATAGTAATCGTAGGCACGCATAAACATGGAATTGCTCGTCAAGTTAACAAACTCCAACAATTGCTGGTTCTCGAGGAAGGCTGTGTTGCTGCGGTCGACAATCAAAATCACCTTGCCCTTCAAGTCCAACAGTGGAACGGTGCCCAAATTTTTGCCAGCAATTTCGTAACTGTAGTTCATACCCAACATGAGGTCACCATTCGTCTTGAAAATATCTGCTAGTTTCGAATACATGGCTTGATTGTTGCTTTTAAAACGCAAATGTATGAGCAAGGGGTCGGTCGCATTGGGGCATGTGCCACCAGAGAACGCGTAATTGCGAATGATATCCATGACAGACGCAAAATTCACCGAATTGAATGTTTCCTTGACATGATAACTTGCCGACGTACTGGTTGAGACAACTGGTTGATTGTCAATAGAGTACACTTCAAAGTCCAAACAACGCACGCCCTGCTTGATGACCGCCTTCAAGTTGCACACGTCAACGAAATCGTTTTTGTATGACCCTCCCGAACAAGCGTTGTAAGCCGTTTTGATGTAGTAATCATACAAGTTGCCGCTGCAGTCGGGGTCTTTGGCAGCAATGGCACGGATATTGCCGTCCACACTTGGATACAGTGTATTCATGTAATTGCATTCACTCGCTTCCAACCTCCCCAAATATATCATATACCAAATGAAGATGGCCAAGACCATGAAAATGATGGTGAAAATAATGTACATCTGGAAGTTCTCATCCATGTTTTGAATGTTGCTTAAATAATCGGTTGTTCTTGTTGTACTCATGGTTTTCTCTCCTTTACTTGTTATATACAACTATTATTTTTTTTATAATTTTTAGAAACAATATCCATAATTTTCTCGTTCGAATTCAAGAGAGAAAGAAGCATTAATCATTTTTGTTTAATCATTTATCACAAATAAACAATTAAATATAGTGTTGCCATAATATACAGAAACAACAAAAAAACAAACATGCCTGGAGGATTGATGCAACTCGTATCGCAAGGGCAAGCCAATACAATATTAAATGGCAACCCCTCCAAAACGTTTTTCAAATGTGCTTACAAAAAATTCACCAATTATGGAAAGCAAAACTTTCGGTTGGACTATGAAGGTACACCGCAATTGAACTTGACCACCGAATCCACCTTTACGTTCAAAGTGAAACGGTACGCAGACTTGTTGATGGACTCCTACGTCTGCATTACGCTTCCCAACATTTGGTCACCTATTCTGCCCCCTCAAACATATACGGTCAATGGCGACGAATCCGTGTATTCCGATTGGGCACCCTACGAATTTCAATGGATACAGAATTTGGGAGCGCAAATCATCAGCAAGGTGTCCATCCACTGTGGCAACCAACAATTGCAACAATATTCTGGACAGTATATCTTGGCTTCTGCACAGAGAGACTTTAGTGGGCAAAAGCTAGCACTCTTCAACGAGATGATTGGCAATATAGCAGAGCTTAATGACCCAGCCAATGCAGGAACAAATGTGAATACCTATCCCAATGCCTATTACACCACCAGCCCCGCCGGCGCACAACCTTCCATCATGGGGAGGACATTGTGGATTCCCTTAGGTTCCTGGTTCAGCCTTCTCTCTACCCAAGCCTTCCCGCTGGTGGCACTCCAATACAATGAATTGTGGATAAACATTACCTTCCGTCCGCTCAATGAATGGTTTACTATCCGTGATGTCATGGACTATGCCAACAACTTTCCCGTGGTGGCTCCCAACTTCAATCAATACTACATGCAGTTCTACCGCTTCTTACAGACACCACCGGATGAGACACTGGGACCCACATCGTACGTCGACACCCGAACCAATTGGTTTGCAGACATCAACATGAATTGCACCTACTGCTTTCTCTCGGACGATGAATCTACCTTGTTTGCCAAGAATGAACAGAAATACTTGATTAAGCAAGTGTACGAGAGACCCTACTACAATATTACGGGCCAAAACAAGGTCGACCTGGACTCCATGGGTATGGTCATCAGTTGGATGTTCTATTTCCAACGAAGTGATGTCAACTTGCGGAACCAATGGTCGAACTACACCAATTGGCCCTACGAGAACTTGCCACAAGATATCACTCCTGCACCGACAGACGGAGACTTTCCGAACCCTGCTCTTGTCCCACCATTTATTGGTCCGGGGTTGAACCCCGATGGCACGCTGTCTGGTTTGTATTTGACTGGTGTGTATAACCCACAGAACTTGAAATTGATTTTGGTTGCCTTAGGTATCCTGTTGGATGGACAATACAGAGAGAATATGTTGCCTGCAGGGGTATACAACTTTGTAGAAAAGTATGTGCGGACGGCCGGTTACGCACCCTCCGGTCTCTACTGTTACAACTTCTGTTTGGATACGGACCCATTCAAGGTGCAACCATCTGGGGCCATGAACATGAGCCGGTTCACAAACATCCAGCTTGAATTCACAACCATCTCTCCACCGGCCGACCCGTATGCCCAAGTGCTGACCATTTGCGACCCGACTACGGGGGACATTGTGGGTATCAACAAACCCACTTGGCGTATCTATGGCTACAACTACAATTTATACGTCATGGAGGAGAGAGTGAACATGGTCATCTTTGTGGGTGGCAATGCTGGCTTGCTCTATGCGACATAAATACTTTCATCTCCACATATATATTATTTTTTTTACACACATGACCTATTCGCATGTAAAAAAAATAATATATTATATGTCATCATCAAAGTTAAATTTCGAATCATCAAAGTTAAATTTCGAATCATCAAAGTTAAATTTCGAATCATTAACCATTTGAGTAGTGTTCTTTAAACCTGGGACTGAACCTTGGACTGAACCGTTGACTGAACCTGGGACTGAACCGTTGACTGAACCTGGGACTGCACCTGAGGCTGCATCATCTGTTCTTTCACCAACCATGAGACCCCAAAGTGGGTTCTCTTCTTCTTCTTCAGCAACTTCAGGAATTGTGTATACTTTTTTAGGAATGTTTTTAAAATCTGGGTCCGGTTCAGAGATTAAGCGACCAAAAATGTTCTTATCTGTAGGTAGTTCCATTCTTTTAAACCAAGTCCTAGCCGAAACGCACGACGATTTATTATCTATGTCAGGTCTTCGGTATCCGGATTGTTGAACCTGTATCGTTTCAATTACTATTTTTTTGGGATTCAATAATGTAAATTTTTTGCCTACCCAATCATGAGTGCAAATACATCTCAATGTCATCTGGTTGTCGACCAGTTCTGTTGTTCTCCATATCAGGTGATAGGCTATCTTGTTGTCAACGAAATCATCCACGAAATCTCTGATGGTTTGAACAGTTTGGTTCTGCAATTGGATGTCACTCGCCATTGGAATGTGCAGTTGTTTGGTAACCCCATTTGGTAGTACAACTAGTATAAGATATTCTCCTGCTCCTCCTCGAATTTTTCGCATCTTCACGCCTTTGTTTTTCCTCGTCCTTCTCTCTTGTTTGTTTTTGAGTGTCCTCTTTTTCATGGTTCGTCTTAAACGCATGTTGACTAAATATTCTTTATATTCTATCGCAAGATAATTTAAATGACGAATTGCTAATTTTCTCCATATTTAAGAAGAAAAATTACAATCCTCATGAAAAATCAAGGGTTTTGCCCTACATGATGTAGGTGTTTTCTTTGTTTTTCTGAAAAAAGGGTGCAAAAAAGTTCCCTACACGTGTAGAGAAAAAACCTCGATTTTTGTTTGGGAAAAGTTTTTTGACTTTTCGATTTTGGACATTTATAAATGTCCATTTTTGAAAAACCCAAATATTT